TTGTAGCTAAGCCAAGCGATGATAATTGGTGAAGCCGATGGTAGCACGTTCATGAAGAAATGTTCTATCTGTTGTAAGACGTCCATAAACACCTCTTTAGTTCGCCAAATCGCTCAAGCCAAGGCGTTCCAATTCTTTGCGTACACGGTCTTTAAAACGTTTATTGACAAATGAAAAGTCAATCGCTCCACGTTTTAGCAAGTTAATGTACATGTCGATTTTAGCTTGGTCTAATGTAATCTTACTCATTGTTGCTACCTCCATTGTTTTCACTAGTGCTCGCTTCGCTTGTCGGTGTAGGAATTTCATGTTCTGTCTCGCTTTCTGTTGGTTGTTCTACTGCTGGTGCAGGTTGGATAGGTGCTTCTGCTACTGGTTGTTCAGTAGTTGGTTGCGCTGGTGCTGGTTCAGATACGACCACGTTCGGTACTCCGTTTGTGGCTACTTCTGTGGCTGGTTGGGGTTCTGGTTGAACTGGTGGGGTTACTGGAGCCGGTTCAGCAGGGTGTGTTTCTGTTTCAGCAACGTGAGGTGCTTCCTCATGTCCCTCTGCTTCGTCCTCATGATCATGATCGATACCGTTATGTTTCTCAAGCACTTCCAAGCGCTCAAAGATTTCTTCGATATCGTCAGTATTGTTCAAGCTGACTTTTTGCATACCTTCCATGAGCTGATTGGCTTGTTCAAGGGCTGCAGTCGTTTTAGCCAATTGTTCTTGGTTTTTGACAATAGCACTTGTTGGGTCTAACTCAGTGCGTAGAATCTCTTTGACTGCTTCAATGAGCGTTTCGTCCGTATCGCCTAAGCGGTCACCCTCCAACTCACGAGTGAAAAAAGTTAACGGCTTGTCACATTGAATAGAGACTTCCGTCTTGCCAACTCTGAAAAATTTATTTACTAATACAAATTCCATGTTAAATTACCTCTTTTTCTCTTTAGAATAAAATTGAAATCCACGATTATTGCGACTAGACAAAAATTGATCTTTATCTGTTGAATTGTAAAACTCTAGAGTAATTTTGTAGTAAGACCTGTTGTTCCAGCTATTAGTATAGATTTCTGCTGTTGCTGACTTGACTAATGTTGCTCGACCTGCAATGATTAGTTTACCATTTCCCCAACGACCTGTACTATAACTATATCCAGTCCGTTCCTTTTCCAAAGAAACTGTTAATCCGCTGCCACCAGTGATTGAAACTTCTTCTGAGATGTCTATTTGTTTTACAAACACCCACTTCTCCCAAACCAAACGATTACCAACATATCTTTGGACAATCTCATGTCCTCCGACATAAATTCCTTCTCTTGTAGCCATAGCATCACCTACTCATACACATCATAGATTGTGTTCGGGTCTTTGGTGCTAATTGCATTATACTGTGCCTTTGACCCATACCAATACTTCATTTGCTGGTTTCCGTTTTGATTTACAAATTTATTTGCGATCACTTCGGATGGTGTGCTTGGAATCCCAAGCGCTGACCTGTTTACTCGCAGAACACCCGAGCTATCGACTGTAATCGTTGAATTATCAGGTCGCACCACACCAGCCTGCCCACTAGTTGCAGTCTTTGCCTTCATCACACCATTGGACACTTCTGTTGTCTGATTATCAGGTCTGACGATACCGTTTGAGTTTGATGTAGCTACTGATACATTGCTACTGATTCCATTTTTCAATGTCTGCACAGACACTTTTTTCAACCCACGACCATCATGGATCATGATGTTGTCCGAGTTGTTAACCTGACTAGCCTGTGGCAAATCAGTTACTTTTCGTGTCTGTGTACTAATTACTGCCATGTTATACCTCCATTCTATATTTCCAATCTGCGACAATTACATGACCGTTTTCATCAGCAAGTAAGGTATGTTCTGTACCGTCGTCTGTACGAATCGGAGCAGTGAAGTCGTTCTGCAAGAACATGTACTCAATAGCATTTAGTCTATCTTCGTGCTCCTGAAATTCACGCTTCAAAGCCTCTACAGATTCATAGCTTGCTTGTCTTACGTTGTCTACGTTGCCCAGACCAACTTGGGATTTCGTCACTCCATGCGGATTGTTACGATTAGTTGCGTGAGAGTTGAACTCCTGCTTACTAGCCTGTTCCACATTCGTAACATTCCCCAAACCTACCTGCGCCTTTGTGACGCTATGAGGGTTATTATGATTGTCTAAGTGATGTTGAAAATCAGACTTACTGGCTTGCTCAACATTCGTAACATTCCCCAAACCTACCTGCGCCTTTGTGACATTGTGTGGGTTGTTTTGATTTTGAATGTGAGCAGTAAGGTCTGCTTGATTCGCTTTATTTGTTGTTTGGTTGCCGATAATCGCTTCAAGACCATCAATATCAGACACCTTATGACGATGGGTTGCATCGGCTTTGTTTTCCCAACGTTGCGCATCTTCAACGCCGATGATGTCTCTTGACCTCCAGATTTTAGCCATCTGTTAGCACCTCCAATCTATATTTGAATCGTGTTGTTGTTTCAATCGGTACGTACACGGCGATGACAGACTGAACCACGTTTGAACTGTCTAGCAGCTCAATCTTATTGATTTCTCTGATTGAGTCTGGGATCAAGAAATCAATCAACACAAAACGCTGCTCTAGTCGCTTCTGTATCGTCACAATCTGATTATTATTCAATCTTGCTTTGTTGATTTTAGCTAGTACGGTTTCTGTAACTGTATTTAGTAACGCTTCTTTAATCATTGAATAAAACCTCCTCTTGTGGTCCTTCATATTCAAAAGGTGTCACTCCTACAACTGCATAACCTGCTCTGGCAAAGTCTACTGACGTCTTGAATAACCGTTCTTTCAGCTTGACTTGTTCTGTTATTGTTGGGATATGCGTATATCCCATATTTGCTGGTTTGATTGCATTGACGAAAATAACCGACTCCCTGAAAAGTCCGCTCGTTTCCGCTCCAGACTCAATCAGCAAGACCTGATTAGCGAAATCTACTGAAGCCTTGTACTTTCCTTTCCCGAAAAGGTCGTCTAGTTTGCGAATTAAAAACCACCATGAAAATGGTGGTCTCATATTGATCCGCAACAAAACACGCTCTCTTCTCCACTCCAACGTATCGTCAGAATGGGCAACAATACCATAGACTTCTTCAAATTTCGTTAAAGTAGGAACATCACAGAGCATAATGAACTGGTTCTTGATACACTGCTCTAAAGAGACAGTCCCGTCTTTAAATAGTGCATTTTCAGCCCGAACCAGCTCTTTCATATCTTTGACGCCCTCGTAGTAATCTGGAACGTATTCAGATAAGTTTACTTCTTTTACCATTAAACCGTCCTCACTGTTCCTTTATACGGCAATTGTTGTAATTGTCCTGTAAAAACAAGTGCTAAATCAGCTTCGCGGTTATTCAGTTTCATCTTATCCACGTTAGCAACACCGTTAATGGTCAGTAGCCTGGCCATTAACTGCGAGCGATAGATTTTCATACTGTAGGTATTGACATCTGAGTATTGCGCCCAGTTCTTTCTCAAATCCAAGAAATACTGGTCTAGGGCCTTGTCTACCAGTTCTTTCACTTGATTTAGCTGATAACCCGTCATCAACTCAAGTTTAAACTCAATATCAATCGGGAATCGTGTTGCGGTCGTAACTGTCACACGATGATTGATAGGAGCAAGCCCAACACCTTTTCCAGTATACTCTAATGGATCTAGAACGTTTTGCACCTTCTTGATTGTCTCGGTAGATGCCAAGTTTAAGTCGTTGTCTAAAACAACCACTTTAACCGTTCCTGAGCCATTCCAAACTGGATAAACCTGAACTGCGCCAACACCGTCAATTTCACGGACACGCTGAACGTACTCGATGAAGTTGCCGCCAAAAGGCTTCTCATTGACGTAAATCAAGAAACGCTTCCGCAATTCATCGTCAGTTTCTTCATCTTGGCCAGATGTAACGATTTCCCCTAAGACTGCAGTAGCGAGGTTTCTGTAGTTCTCCAAGGGCAAGATATTACCATAGTAGCGATTTCCGACAACGCCAGTCGTCTCACACTCTACTTCATACTTACCAGCTACATTAGTTGCACGAACTACCTTGTAGATGAGTGCAGCATCGTCAATTGTCGCAAAACGAGAACCTAGAGCGATTTGTACGCCTTCTTTTCTCTCGTTTTTAAACTCCGCAAAGCGTACCGCTTTTTTTGACGGATAACGATGTAAACCAAACTCTTCTACCTTGTAGTCTAGGTATTGCCCAATAGCAGTCTGTGGAAATGTATCTAGCAGTAGATTTTTTAACTGCAAATAAAAACCAGCTAACTCGTAACAAGCAGGCGCCAATGCGTCATAGATGATAGAACCTTCCCGTGTATCAATATTTTCATTGACACGAGAAAGAGCGTCATTCATCAGATAATCAAACGTATATTTTTCTAAGAAATCACCTATCATTAATCAGCGTCACCTCCTTTTCAACTTTAAATAAACCAGATATGGTATGGACTTCAAAGACACAAAGCAAGCTGTCCTTGGTTTGCTGCTCGATGAAGAAATTTTGGACACTTTTAATTCTTGTATCAACTAACAAGGCTTGAGAAATTGTTCTCTCAAGGTCAGCTTTTACAAAATCATAAGGCTTTCCAATCAAGCGCTCCAATTCTACTCCGTAGTTCGAAGAGTAAATAACCCACTCAAACCGTTCTGTAAGCAGAATCTTTTCAACTGCTTGCCTCATGGCCTCTAATCCATCTATATATCCGTGTATTCTGCCATTTTTCACTTGATAAGTGTAGGATGGCAAAACAACTTCTTCAATGTTTCGTATATCTACCATCTTCACTCCATCCTTTGTAAAACGTAGTATAATTGCCCGTTCTGGGCTTTAATCATTAAGACTTTGTCTCCTGCTTCAAGATCACGAAAAACAATCCATCTCTTGTTGTCCCCTTCAGTATCTCCAGTGCGTAGTTCTTTAACCATCGGGCTTAGAACTAAAAAGGACTCAGGGATTTCAAGTTTATTATTGACCTTGATTGTCAGAGGAGAAACAGATGTGACAGAGCCAAAAACAATGTCTGTTCTGTCCGTCCCATCATCTACTCCTTGCGCCAAAAGGCGTGCTA